CGCTCCTCGAACAGTCCGTAGACGAAGCCAAATTGACCGCCGACCTGATCGTCCAGATGCTGTTGCGGGAGGCCGTCAACGCCACCGAGGGCGGAACGCGGGTCCGTGCCCTCGAGCTGCTGGGCAAAACCAAGGCCATGTTCGCCGATCGCAGCGTGACAGAAGTCCGCGAGAGCACCACGGATGACAAGCTGCTCGAACGCCTGCGCCGCATCAACCCCGCCCTTGCAGACGTGTTCGGCTCTACCATGACCAAAACCCAATGACACGCGCCAAGTGCGCCTGTTCCAGCACAGACTTCTATCTCTACGCCGTCAGCCGCCTTCCCTTGCTCGTCTGCATATCCTGCGGGACAGCACAGCGCCCCAAAGGGGGCAAATCGCCCCGTGTTGTCTCCCATTTCAAACCAGCGCGCCCCGAACGGCCAGCCATGCGCGCCACGCTCGACCCCAGGCGCATCACTGGCCTCCAAGCGGGCCCAATGAAATCAAGGGCTTAGCGGCTCATTTGACATAATGAACATTATGCGAGCGATGCCCGCACGTCATGCCGGACCGCCCCTACCCACCCGGGGGCACCCCACCCCCGCGATGCGTGTGGCGCTACTCCCCCACATATCTCCGACGAATTTGAACCCTTTTTTCAGGCCATTTTCAGTGTTACTCGCCCTTAGGTTGCTGGAATGGCTAAAACCATGGTGGCGGATTTCTGCGGGTTAGGATCGAAAATCACGGGCTAGTACATTTCCGCTGGTTTTCGCTGAGTGTCCAAGTCTCTCAACCAGAAGTAGGTAAGAATTGATAAATATGGCAAATCGCCCGCTACAGCCCTATCACGTGGCTTGGCTTGAGGCTCACCCGTACCGGACGGAGGCATGGCTTCGCGAGCGGATGGCTGACGGCTTCGACGTTCACCATCTGGACGGTGACAAGTCGAACAACGCCTCGCTGAACCTTGTCCTGATCGAGAGCGGGGATCACCTGATGCTGCACAACGGTTCTCCGCGCCGGATATGCCGCATTGGCCCGCGCAAGGGCCGCAGGGGGCCGAACAAGCGCCGGGTTAAGGTCAAGGTGGTTGTGGAGACGCGGGTGGTCGAGGTTCCGGTCGCAGCGGTTCCTGAGCCGCAGCCCGAGTCGCTGCCGCATCGGGAGGAACAGCCGATCTCGTCTGGGCCTACGGCTCGCAAGCCGCTGGGCGATCCGTGGCGGGCCTATCGGGAGGCTCAGAAACGAGTCGCATGGGCTCTTCAAGAAACGCCTGTCGATCTTCCTGCTTACAACCCGTGGGGTTTGCGATGAAAAGGATCCTTTTGGTGGGTGGTGCCGGGTTCATCGGGCATCATCTGGCGCTTGCGCTGGCGGACATTGGGCACGAGGTCCGGTGCTTCGACAGTCTGGCGACGAACAACCTGCATAGCGCGGGGACGGACGAGCATCAGGGGTTTCTTGCCGAACGGCAGGCGCTGTTGCGGAAGGCCCGGATACCGCTGGTGGTCGAGGACGCCCGGGATTTCGAGGCGGTGTGCCGGCAGATCAGGGCGTTCAAGCCGCATGTGCTGGTTCATCTGGCTGCGGTGGCCCATGCCGGGAGAGCGCACAAGGACCCGCACTCGACGTTTGATCATAGCCTGAGGACGCTGGAGAACGCGCTGGATGCGAGCCGGGCGAACGTGGAGCAGTTCATCTTCTTCTCGTCGTCGATGGCCTACGGGGACTTCCCGGGCGGGATAGCGCACGAGGATTTGCCCTTGGCCCCGAAGGACGTGTACGGGACGCTGAAGGCGTGCGGGGAGATGATGGTGAAGGTCTACGGCGAGCGGTTTGCGCTGCCGTGGACCATCGTGAGACCCTCGGCGCTTTATGGGGAGCGGTGTGTTGCCGGGCGGGTGATCCAGAAGTTCATCGAAGGGGCGATTGCGGGGAATCCGATTGTGGTCCGGGGTTCCGGGGCTCTGGATTTCACCTACATCGGGGACCTGGTGAACGGGGTTCTCAGGGCGATTGTCTGCCGGGATTCGGCGGTTCGGAACGTGTTCAACCTGACCTACGGGCAGGGCCGGACCATTGCCGAGCTTGCCGAGATGATCCGGGCCGAATTTCCCGACGTGAAAGTGAGGCACGAACCTGCCGACGAGTTCATGCCGGAACGGGGGACCCTGATTGTTCGGAAGGCTAAGGAAATGCTCGGCTATGACCCGAGATTCCCGCTGGAGAAGGGGCTGAAGCGGTATATCGACTGGTACCGTGCCCGGGCGATGGAGAAAGCGGCGTGAGCGCCCTTGTCGACATCATGGCGCTGATTTCGGAGTTTGTGGCCGACTACCCGAACAAGCCGGTCATGGAATATCGGCATCTGGACCGGCTGGACCGGATCGTTGCCGGTCCGACTTCGGACGGGGACTGGATGATCGCGGCGGGTGGCGTGGGGTATCTGGCGAAAGACAGGAAAGCGGCGATTGCCGGGGCGAAGAAACTCGCTCAGGCGGTTTCCGAGTCATGCGACCGGCAGATGGACGAGAAATTCGCCGAAATGCGGCTCACGATGGTCAACGCCATCAGGGAAACGCAGGAGCAAGAGGCATGAGCATCGGCCAGACGACGAATCTGTCGAGCGATCCGAACGATTTCCCGAAAGAGTTCGACTGCCATGCCTGCGGGCACCGGATAACCGAGGAGTGGCGCGGACTGCGATCCCATACCGAGGTCTTCACCTCGACTGGCGAAACCCCGTCTTATTTCAAGGGCAAGAATCGCGTGCCAATCGGATACGAGGAATACGAAAAACTGGCGGGCGCGCCTCCGTGGACGAAAGCCAACTACCATTGCTCGTCCTGCTACTCGGAATATGTCTGCTCGCCCAAGGGAAAGCCGGTCTGCACGATGAACTACCCCGCATGGACGGCGCGGATGAATCGGAGGGGAGGATGAGACACGCCTGCGATCTCTGCGGGTCTGAAAGCCCCGACCCATTCCCGACACTCCCCTGCATGTCTGCCCGGTCTGCGGGCTGGTTTACGTCGTCGAGCGGAGATCGGCCGACGAAATCGCCGCGGAATGGTCCGATAGCGTGTTCGGGGAGGGGTATTCGGCCGTCTGGCCCGCCGTGAAGGCCCGCCACGAGTATGTCGCGGCGTTCATGGAGGAACGGGGCCTGATCGGGAGGACGCTGCTCGACATCGGGGCCGGCGAGGGGCATTTCCTGCGCAAGATGCGCGACCGGGGCTGGGAAGTGTCGGGCCTCGACCCCTCCCCGGCCCATTGCGCGAATCTTCGCATGTCCGGCATCCCGGCCTATTGCGGAACCGCCGGTCATGTCGAGATCGAAGAGACGTTCGATGTCGTGACGGTCCTGTGGACCCTCGAAAACACGACCCAGCCCCGGAAGATGCTGGAATTTGCCCGGTCGCTGCTCAATCCCGGCGGCAAGATCGTGGTGGCCACGGGGTCAAGGATACTCGTGCCGTTCCGCAAGTCCCTGAAGTCCTATCTCGGGGACCAGAAGCCCGATTGCCACCCGACCCACTGGAGCGCCACCACCCTTGCGGCGATGCTGATGCGGGTCGGATTCGCGTTTCCTGAACGAAACCGCTTCGAGGACACCGATTGGCTGGTCTGTGTCGCGGAGACCATCGGCCCCACGGAACCGCTTCGGGGAGATGACCCTGACCAGGTGAAAGCCCACTTCGCCAAATGGCACGAGTGCTTCCCATGATCAGACACCGGAGAATGCCCACAAAGACCTCGCCGGGCCAGAACTGGTATTATGTCGGGGAACTGGTGACGCTCAAATGCCCCTGGGCCCCCATCGAAAAACCAACTCTCAAAATGGCGACGATCCAGGATGTCCCGTGGTGCAGGGCCGTGGCCTACGAATCGTTCACTTATGACCGGCTCCACGCCGACGCCCGGAACGACGAAGAGCGCCACGCGGCCGGGTTCGCGAAAGCTGACTTCGTGGACGGCGTGATCCGCGCCCAGTTCACGTTCGGGGCGGGGAGCGTGGTGTTCGTCGAACATGGTGGGTTCATTGCCTGCCGGAACGCGAGGATCGACCTTATCGCCGTGTCTCCCCTGATGAGACGCCAAGGCAAGGCCCGCCGCCTTGTCAAGGCTGCCATCCAGTTCTACGGCGGCAATGTGACCGTGGGCACCCAGGGCACCAACGAGCCCTCTCTTGCCTTGTACCGGAGCATGGGATTCGTCGAGATCAGCCGGGAATACGACTATCACTGCCGCGATGCCTACGACGTGCTTCCGTCTGGGGACGTCTTGCAGATTTTTGCCCCGGCCAAGCCGGACCCGCTCACCGAGTCGCCGTGCTGAGCAACGCCGAATCCGAGATCGTCGAGGAGCTGCTGCGCCGTGAAAAGCGACGCAAGCTGTACCGCCGTTACAACCGCCTCTACGACCACTCCCAGCCGTTCGGCCCCGACAACCAGGGCGTCTATTCGTGGCAGGTAGAGTTCCACAATGCCGGTCAGGAATACCCTGAACGCGCGCTAATCGCCGGGAATCGGGTAGGCAAATGCGTTTCTCGGGAAACGCTGATCGAAACGCCGTCCGGGCCGGTCAAGGCGCACCGTATCAAGGCGGGCGACAGGGTAATGGGCTGGGCGGGCCGTCCCATCGAGGCGGAGGTTACGGCTTTGGTTCGGAAGCGGCCGGAGCCGATATATAGACTCTGGCTGTCGACAGGCGACCGCTTGGAGTGCGCCGCGGATCACCTGATTCTGCTCGCCGGGCAGCCCAGCGGAGACCTGTCGTCCTACGCCCGCGTGCGAGACCTTCTTCCCACCGCTTCCGTCCCTCCGGGGACCAGTTCGGGACGCGCCCTGTCAGTTCGCACCGGAGATGATCGGCATTACAGCCGAAAACCGCGAGATTTTCCGGGCGGTTGTCGAGGGGCTGGCCGTTCAGATGGTGAACGACTTCCTGAGGGTCGAGATAACGGCCAAGCAGTTGCTCCGCAACCAGCCGATGTTCCGCGACATAGCCCTGCTTCGTCGTGTTCGGATGATCGGGAGCCCAGATATAGCGGTAGCCCTTCACGACCCGAACGCCGCCCTTCCAGCCGGGATGACGGGCTCCTCCGCGCGGGCCGGTTCGCTGCGTCCGGAGTTTCAGTTGAGCGCAGCGCCTCCCTATCGTATCCCGGCAACACCCCAAGCGATTCGCGATCTCCTGATGGGTCAGCGTCTCTATCTCGACCCAATTCCGCAGGAGGGTTTCGTCGATTTCTGTCCGGCGCATTGCTCCAAACCTACAGAGGGGGCTTCGCGACTATTGTAGGCTATGAAGTGTTGCCGGATCAAGAGTTGTACGACTTCTCGGTTGCCGTGACGCACAACTACTGCGCTGGCGGCGTCGTCAATCACAACACGGAGACCGGAGCCGCCGAGGTCGCCTGCCACTTGTCGGGTTGGTACCCCCCGTGGTGGGAGGGAAGGCGGTTCGACGATCCGATCCTCGCATGGACCGGATGCGAAACCGCCGAACTGTCCCGCGACGTGGTTCAACTCGCGCTTCTCGGCAAGGAAGGCGAACACGGCACGGGCTGGATACCCGGCGAACTCATCAAGAAGGTATCCTACCGGCAGGCCGGCGTAAACAACGTGGTGGATACGATCACGGTCAAGCATCGCTCTGGCGGGCTATCTACATGCACGCTGAAGACCTACCGGGCCGGTGCGGGGGGTGACGTGGCACGGCGTGTCTGGCAGGGCGCTGCCTGTCATCTGATTTGGCTCGACGAGGAATGCCCCCGGGCAATCTACACCGAGGCGCAGACCCGATTGCTGGACAACGACGGACGACTTATCGCGACGTGGACGCCGCTGATCGGCCAGACATGGCTGGTCGGGCATTACATGGGGCTCGAATCCGATACCGACATCGACGAACTGTCCGCACTGCAAGACGCCGGTTAACCGAGGCGTCGTCTTCGATCTGGCCATCGGCCGGGTCCATGCCGAGTGCATGAAGCGGAGCCCCCTGCCTCCGAATGCCGATGATCTGCATTGCCGGAAATGCGGCGATGACGGCCGGTGGAAGCCGGAATTCGTGTGGGGCTGGAACGTCCTGTGCCCGACCTGCTACGGCGTTGAGACAGAAGCCGGCCGCATCCGGATCGACGGCGACCACAAGATCGCCACGGGGGCTGAATACCTCAAATGAGGACCGGCATCTGGTACAAGAACGTCACATGGGATGACGCGCCCCACCTGAACGACCAGGCCAAGGCCGCGCTGCTCGCCTCATACCCGGAACACGAACGCGCCACCCGTTCGCAGGGCGTTCCCTTGCTCGGATCGGGTGCCGTCTATCCGGTCCTCGACGAGGACATCCTGTGCGATCCGTTTGAACTCCCGAAGCACTTCTACCGCATCAACGGCATCGACTTCGGCATCGACCACCCCTTTGCCTGGGTCGCTCTTGCATGGGACAAGGATGCGGACACGGTTTATCTGTACGACAGCTATCGGAAGTCGGGGGAAACCCCGGTCTATCACGCCGTGGTTATGAAGAAGCATGGTACCTGGATACCACATGCGTGGCCGCACGACGGCATGAACCGCGACAAGGGGTCCGGGCGACCCCTGTGGAAGCAATACAAGGGTCACGGGGCCAACATGCTGCCCCGGTCCGCCAGATACGACGAGAAGATCGGCGGCCCGCAAGGCACGGAACCGGCCGTGATCGAACTTCTGGAGCGGATGAGGACCGGAAGATTCAAGGTCTTCCGGGGTCAATCGGCGTGGTTCGAGGAAAAACGCGCCTACCACCGCAAGGACGGGATCATCGTCGCCAAGAACGATGACCTGATGAAGGCCACCCAGTACGCCCTGATGGACAAAAGACGAGCCAAAGTATTGGTTCTTGCACCACCACCCCGTCCCAAGTATTCTAAACCGATCATTGGAGGGTCGCGCTAATCGGGAATTGACGGCGGCGGCCCATCGGAACGTGCAATGACCCACTACACGATTTTCGACACCACGACGGGCGAGGACATTTCGGTCGGCACCAGCGAACCGACCTTGAAGGTCGGCCAGTCGTTCCGGGCCACGGCCTACGACCCGAACCGCCATGCAGACCGCACCAAGCGGTACGTCTGGAACACGGAGACGCGGGACTACGACGAGACGGATTCGCGTAGGGGCATCCTGAGCCCGGCCGAGTTCATGCAGCGGTTTACGGTGCAGGAGCGCATCGCGATCCGTGGTGAACGGGGGACCGATCCTGTCGTGCATGACTTCCTGTCGCTTCTTGAGGTCGCGCAGAACGTCGATCTGGACGACCCGGCGACAGTCGCGGGTGTGGGCTACCTGGTGTCGGTCAACCTTCTGACGGCGGAACGTGCCACATTGGTCCGCGCATGGACCTGATCGTCCGCCCCCCGGCCTTCCAGGCGCTGGAAGCCAGCCACACCGGGCGGCTGTCGGCAACGCTCGGGCAGGCGGTCGTCCCTGCGGATAACGCCTACGGGACGACGGTGCAGGTCGGCTCGGCCCTGTCGTTCGACGCCTATCTGTTCGAAGTCGTTTTTCACTCTCTGGCGCTGGCTGGCAATGCGACGGCCGCCATGCTGTCTATCGTCCGCGATACCGCAGGTGGGACGGCGTGGGCTGAGTTCATCCAGCACCTTTTGGTGGGGCAGGCGGGCGGGCTTACGGGCCTGGCAACTTCAGCCACCGCCGGCGGCGGGGTTCGGTATCGCTTCCCGGTATTCATCCCGGCAGGAACGACCATCGGAGCCAAACTGGCCATAGATAACACCGCGTATGTCGGTCCGCCGCTGCTCGGTGAGCCCTATGTCTACTGGCGCGCATGGGGGCGGCCTGAATATCCGACGTGGGCGGGGACGTTCGTGCAGACCATCGGCACGTCTGGCCCTACGGCGGGCGCAGGGACGGGGAATTGCGACGGCACCGCGTTTACGCCCGGCACGACCTCGGTCGGCGCATGGGCCAATCTCGGCACGCTCGACCGCGAAATCTATGCGTGGGAATGCGGGTACCATTGCGATGATCTTTCCACCGGCTCCAAAGGGGTCAACGTGGAGTTGGGCCTAGGCTCGACCGCCGGGGACCGGGGCGTGATCGACGGACTGAACTACCAGACTGGCACGGCCGAGATGTTGGGCAAGGTCCCCGGCCCTTGGTGGGGCGTCGGCCATGTCGGACAAAATGTCTACGTGCGGGCACAGGTGAGCGGCGGCAGCGATGCCAACTGCTCGGCTGCCGCGTATGGGGTGGGCTGATGGCAATTACCACCACAGCGGATTCCGCCACGATCAGCACCACGCCGTATTACCTCGGCGCGGACAGCACGTCGAAAAGCCTCCAGACCATTGCCCGCCGGGTCGGCGTCACGATTGACTGGACCAACGTTGCGGAGGGGGACAGGTTCGTCGCTAAGCTGGTTCGCGTCATCAACGGCAACGAGCGGACCAAGATCATTGGCTATGCGCAGGGTCCTTCGGTTCCCCCGCTGGATTTCTGCTTCGACGGCATTTCTGACGGCTGGGACGTAACCGTTACATCGGAGGGAACCGGCACGGCGACCGAGCGCAGCATCGCATGGGCATTCACCTATGAAGCGGTTGATCTGGCGGCTCTGTTCACCACGGCCCTGACCGAATCCTATGCGACCGATGGGGCGGCCCCTACGGCGGCTCAGGCGCTATTCGCGATCCAGCAATGGCAGCAAGAGCGTGTCGTCTCGGGAACCACCCTGACGGTCAAGAAGCTGGACGGCTCGACCACGGCGATGACGTTCACGCTGAACGATTCGAGCGCCCCGACTTCGATCACCAGGTCCGGCTGACATGGCCTCGACCGATCTCATCACCGTTGGCATCGGGGGCTCTACTGCGGCCCCCATCGCCTATCTCGTGACCTACGGGCTTGGGGACTTCGGGGGCGTGACTCCTGCTCCTACTCCATCCAAGGGCGGAACCCCGCACGACATCATTTTCTTCCAACTTTTCGGACGGGAGACCGAATGGCTATTTCGGTAACGACGACTCCCGGATCCGTGCCCTATCGCGCCACCGCGACCGGGGGCGCAGATTCGGGGCATTCCGTGACCGTCCCGGACAACGTGGAGTGGAAGGTCGAATCCGTGTTCGCCTCCTTCACCGGCTCTGCGGCGACGGGCGACCGTCAACCGGCCCTGGAGGTGTTGGACCGGGACTCCAACGTCGTTTACCGGATGCTCACCGGCACGACCTATGCCGCCGGGGCGACGATCAACGTGCAGTTCGGCCCGGCAATGCCGGATATGACGAGCGTGCGGGGCGGGACGTTCCTGTCGTCCCCGATAGACCATCTGTTCATCCCGTCCGGGTACTCGGTGCGGGTTCGCGACGCATCGGCCGCCACGGCCACAGGCGATGCGCTGACCGTTTCCCTGATGGCCGTCGAGTTTGGAACGAGGACGTAAGAAATGCACAACATGCCTCCGAACGACAAGGTGGCGTTCCTCAAGCCGTTCCTTGCCATCTTCGATTCGGCTGACGAACTCAAGGCCGAGATCGCGCGATACGAAAAGGTGCGCGACGAAGCGGCTGCCTCCGTGGGTGGCGCGGCGAAGATCAAGAAAGCCGAAGCCGTGCGGGCCGAAGCCGATGCGATTCTGGCTGCTGCCAAGTCGGATGCCGTCGAGATTGTGCGGCAGGCGGAAAAGCGGGCGGCCGACATCGACGCGGCAGCGGAGGCGGTCAGAACAGCGGTGAACGACTATTCGGTACGGACGCGCGCCGAATGCGATGGCGAGCGCCGGGTACTTGCCGACCGCAAGACTGCGCTGGAGGCAGCGGAAGCTGTGCTAGTCGAGCGCGTGGCGGCAGTGGAGAAGCGCGAGGCGGAAGCGGCGGCCATGCTGGATCAGGCAAACGCCAAGATGAACGATGCCCTCAACAAGATGGCGGCGCTCAAGCAGGCGATGGGGGACTAGATGCTGACGAACAATGACATTTCCTCGCCTGCCCGATACGTGACGATGCATTTCCTCCGTAGCGGCGAGGCGACCACGATTGCGGTCCCCGAAGCCGCCCGGCAGGCGCTCTTCGCGGCGGACGGGGCGTTCGTGGTGAACTTCAACGGCTTTGATGCGCGTATCGAAGAGACGCTGGACGGCACAGCCTCGGTCCTCAACCCCACGGCACGGGTGGTCGGAGGGATTGCCGCGCTTTCGGCCCGGGCGGTCTACGACTGCATTCTCACCATCGAGTGGCTGGAATGAAGCGGCCCGATCTGGACCAGGTGGCGCGGACCCGGTTGCAGCGTATCGCGCAGCACGCCGGTTTCTGGCATTTCGGCCGCGTCACGACCGACATGGCCGAAATCTATCTCGCGTGGGGCCAGATCGCGGGCGACGACGGACTGTTGCGGTGGGGCGGGTATTGGGGGGCCGGTGGGATTGCGCGGCGCATCGACGCCGATCCAAAGGCATCCGAGAAAGACCTCCGGCAGCTTCTGCTGAACAACGCTTATGACTTCCTGTCGCTCGCCAAGGAACTGAAGAACGGCGTCCTCCAGGAAGGGGCGTTCAAGGTCAATGGCTGAGTTCACTCAGAACGAATGGATCGCCATCGGGGAACTGGTGGCGGACGAGTTGCGCCGCCGCGAGGAAGCGCCCTATCGCCGTCATCTGGAGAAGGCGTGGGCCGAAGTTGATCGGCAGATTGCCATGTCCCCGAAGGTCCGCGTCGTGCAGTCGGGTCAGGACAACGACTGGTTCCCGAATACCGAACTGCCGTCACAGTTCAACGCGCTGGAAGTCATCATGGCCGATGCGCGCCGGATGATGTTCCCCCGGGGGAGGGAGTGGTACACGGTTCGCTCAGAACTCTCCGACGACTATCTTGAGCGATTCGAGAAGCGGCGCGAGCGGTTCCCGTTGATCGACGGGCTGGAAGCGCCGATCAGGATGGATCAGGACACCGCCGACACGCTGGTAAAGGCGGCCATCGACCATCACCACTGGATGTACGATTTCCGTGGGGCCTTTGATCTTCTCCACGCAGAGGCGATCAAGTACGGGACATACATTGCCCGCATCAGGGAAGTTACCTACTCCAAGTTCACGACGGACGAGAGGGGGGTGTATTCCAAGGGGGCCAAGGGTCCCGCCGTCATCCCGCGCTCGGTCAAGAACACCTATCTGGACGACCTCGCTTCCGCTGTGCTGCACGAAGGCTATGGAACCACGCCCGCGACCATCGGCACGTCGTGGAAGCATCTGGACGACCTGAAACGGGCGGCGAAGCAGGGCGGATCGGACAAGGGCTGGCGCACCGGCGCCGTTTCCCGTCTGGAGCCGGTCGGGAAGGAGACCGAACATCGCGGCCAGATCAGGGTCGCGGAATACGAGGGCGACATCTACGTGCCCGGGTCCAAGACCTCACGCTATCTGCCGAACGTTCGCATTCTCGTCGCGCTGGGCGTTTCCGGGGGACCCAAGGTCATCCGTCTGGAGACCGACGTAAACGCCGAGATGGTGGTCGGGACCTACATCCGCGAGAACGTGGAATCGCCCTACGGATTAAGCCCCCTGATGAAGGGCGCGCCGATCCAGGAGGCGGCCTCGGAAGCCCTCAATCGCCTGATGGCAGCGGCGGCGCTCAATGCCGAGCCGCACATCATCTACGACAAGAACGACCCCGGCCTTGTGGGAGGGGTGGACATTTCGCCGGGAGGTCATACCGGCGTGGAGGACATCGAATCGTCGATCCGCGACCTCAACATCGGAGACCCGGCGGCTCTGTTGCAGGTCTACATCGCGCTCATCAAGCAGTATGAGGATGTTACCGGCGTCAACGATCCTCGCAAGGGCGCGCAGACCAAGAGCCACACGACGGCTATGGCGGCCGATATCGAGCAGGCACGGGGGCAGGTCAGGACGGAGGATTACGTCGTGGCCCAGCAGCAAGGCCCGATGACGCAGATTCTCTACAAGGAATACGAGTTCATCAAGCGGTCGATGAAACGGCAGAGCGTGGCGGTCAATGCCGGTGGCATCGAGGGCTGGATCAACATCAGCGCGGAAGACCTGCCGGATCGCGTCTACATGGAGGTCCACGGGGCGCTGGGGCCATTCGACGAGCGCGAGAAGTCCCAGATGTTCCTCGCGACCACCACGACCGCCATGCAACTGATCGGGATGGCCAAGCAGCTTGGCCTGCCCGCGCCGGAACTCGACATTGAGGAAGCTATTCGCACCCTCTACCTGAACGCAGGCACCAATGACTCAAACCGGTACGTCAGGAAACCCAAACCGCCCGAACTCCCCGCTCCACGCTCGCCTGTTGGGGGAGGGGCTGGAGGAACTGGTCCGGGACTACCAGAGGGCGGCCCCGCTCAAGTATTCCCCGCGGTCTGAAAAGAGAAGCAAGGTCGAAGACTGGGCCTATGCTTCCGGTATTGCGGAAGGCGAACGACGTGTTATTATGTGGCTACTAGGGAAACCTGTGGAAGATGTCCGATACACAGACGACGACTAATCCGGCGGGAAGCCCGTCCGGGGCGGCAGGCTCTGGCGATGCGGATTTCGACGCCCTCGCTGAGGGTTTCGATCAAGCCACCCAAACCAAGGCTCAGCCCACCCGCAAGTCCGATCCCGTGAGGGAATGGGCTTCGCAGCAGATGCAGCGGGAGCAGAAAGCGAAGGTCGACACGGCGTTGAAGGAATCGGTTGCCTTTCTCAGAGAGGACGACCGGCTGAAAAAGCAGTCGGAGCGTATGCTGAGGGGCTTCCTGTACGACTTCGCCGTTGAGAATCAGGAGTTCGAGCGTGCCTTCCGCAATCGCGATTCCGATCCGATTGCATGGAGGCGGGCGCTGACCGAGGCCCAGAAGGCAGCGGCAGCCGAGAGCGAGGGTCCTGATTCGAAGCTGACCGACGACATTGCAGCGGCGCGAGCGGCGGTGCGGGGCACGTCAACCGATGCGCCCGAGAAGCCGAAGGCACCGAGTAACCGGGAATTGTCGCGCATGAGCGACGCTGAGTTCCGCGATTACAAGGCATCCCTTGCGGCGGGCGCGTAACCCGTAGAGGAACCGCCCGATGGCTGGCATTACCACGACCACGCAGATTTCTGCCCCGGTCAACGTCGTTTTCCAGCAGACGCTTCTGCGTAACGCGAAGTCCCGCGCCCCGTATTTCGTCGGCTCCACGGCCGCCGAGATCATGGAGAACCAGGGCACCTTCACCGCCAAGTGGCGGCGCATCGAGAACCTGACCCCGACGACCACGGCGCTTGCCGAGATCACCGGCTCGGTCTCGTTCCCGACCCGCACCGCCGACCAGCCCTCCGTGACCGACTACACGGCGACGCTGGCCAAGTACGGCAACTTCATCTTCCTCAACGAGGAAGTGGACCTCATCAACTTCACCGGCCAGACCGACAAGCTGGTCGAACTGATGGGGATCAACGCCGGTCAGTCGCTCAACCGTCTCCAGCGCAACAAGCTGGAGGACAGCGCGAGTTCGGTGTTTGCCGGCACGGCGACCACGGCCACGGGCGTCCGCGCCCGCATGAGCGCGGTTGCTGTCCGGTCGGCGGTGAACGTTCTCCAGCGCAACAGCGCAATGAAGTTCACCCCGATGTCGATGGGCTCGACCAACATCGGCAGTTCGCCTATCCGCGATGCCTACTGGGGCCTCTGCCACGTCGATGTGGAAGAGGACATCCGGGATATCTCGGGCTTCGTCGGTGTCCAGCAGTATGCCAGTCAGGTCGAGGTCGCCAAGGGCGAGTTCGGCACGGCCAACGGCGTCCGCTGGGTATCCAGCGAGGAGGCGTCCGTCGATGCCGGCTCCGCTGGCACGGCGACGGGCACCACGGTTGTTGGTACCGACTTCCGCTCGACGAGCAACACCAACGACCTCTATACGTCGATTGTCCTCGGTATGGACGCCCACGGCTCGGTTGGCCTCGGGTTCCAGCACATCAAGGAAATCTACATGGCCGGCGATTCGCTGCCGGGCGTGCAGATGATCTCGAAGCCTCGCGGTTCGGCCGGTTCTGCCGATCCCCTGAACGAGGTCGGGTCGCTGGGCTGGAAGTCGTGGCACGCAGCGGAAATCCTCAACCCCAACTGGGTGCGCGCGATCAAGTCCGTCGCCACTCTGTACCAGTAGGAGGCCACAATGACGGTAACGCTTACCGCGGGCGCACTCCAGTATCGGGGCGGCGCCTACCAGGCGAAGGAAGACCTCACGCAGTCCACGGCGACCGCCAAGCAGGCGTTGTCCGTGTCGACCGACATCTCGACGCTCGGGGGCGGCACGGCGACCGGCTTCAATGTCGACAATTACTCCGTTGCTGCGGGGGTGGAGGGCCAGACCAAGACGGTCGTGATGTTGGCGACCGGCGAGGCCAAGGTGGAACTGACGGGTACGGCGACGGGGAAGTACGTTCTCTCCACCGCCGACGCTGTTTTGGAACTCCGGTACATCAACGCGAAGTGGCGCGCGACTTTCAACGACGGCGCTACCATCGCCACGTCGACGTAAGGGTTTCTGCGTCGGATCACGCTTTCGGGGGAGGGTTTCGGCCCTCCCCTTTCTACCGAACGGTGGTGAATGTCCAAGACCGTTGCAATCCTCGGCATGGGTCCGAGCATCGCCGACTTCCGCAAGGAAATCATCACCGAGGACCGCTACGAGCCGTTGGCCGATGAAATCTGGTCCATCAACATGTCGGGGTTCTGCTACTGGACCGACCGCGTGTTCTGGATGGACGACCTCAAGGTCCAGAACGAGAATTTTCCCTTCTGCATTCGCCAGTTGAAGCAGCGCGACATCCCCGTCGTGTGTCCGGTCGAATGCCCGGAACTGCTGCCGAAGAGCGAAAGCTATCCTCTGGTGGACGCCTACAAGCTGAGCCTGAAGCACTTCGGGCGGGCCTACTTCGGGAATGGCGTGGCGTTCGCGATCGCGTATGCCATGCTGAACGGCGTGACGCGGCTGAAGATGTACGGCTGCGATTTCACCTATCCCGACTGGACCAAGGGCGAATCGGGCCGGGCCTACGTCGAGGCGTGGCTGATGGCCTTTTCTGCCGATGGTGGAGAGGTGCAGATCGCGCCCACGTCCAGCCTGTTCGACACCTGCCTGCCGGAGGGGTTCTACGGCTATTCACCCCAACCACTGATCGAGTCGGAGGAAGGCATCCTCGCCTTCCCAGGCTGGGAAATCCCGGCCAAGAAGCGGGAGTTGCAGTCCCTGATTTCCTCGGGGTTGCAGGAGAACGCCCCCCGGATTCGCGAACTGATGGAAGAGATCGGGGCTTACGAGCGCGCCCGTCAGGAAGACGAACTCGCTCAGGCCAAAGCCAACCAGACCGAACGGATCAAGCGCTCAAAGGAGATGGCAAATGCAAACTGGAACGTTCGAGACGCCGCTTCCGGAGATCGGGATTCCGGGTCCGAACCAGATGAAGGTCAGTGCGTTCGACAAGATGAGGCTGCACCAGTTGCACCTCCTCGCGGACGCCTATGGCGTGTCGTATCCGAAGGACTGCCCGAAGGACGAGATGATCCCGGTGATGAGGGCAGCGGAGAGTGCGGGTGTGTTTCGCCGGGGGAAGATCGTCGACGCGCGGAAGTGGGCGATGCTCCAGAACCCGCAGAACCCCGAGATGTGGCCTGACGATCCCGAGCCAGAGCCGGTAAACGACGACGATACGATTGGCCGCCTTCGCTCGCTGGCGAAGGAACGCGGTATCAACTCGTTCGGCCTGTCCAAGGAGCAGTTGAAGGAACGCCTGGGTGTCTAGCACCCAGACCTTTCTGGATGCGTGCAACGCAGCCCTGAAACGCGCAGGCGTCATTCAGGGCTCGACGGGTGCGATCACGTCGTTCACGTCCTCGGCTCACCAGCGCGAGGTCGACACGACGATCCAGGTATTCAACGAGGCGATGCAGGAAGTCCTCGGGCTGGGGATGTTCTCCGGCGAGGTGGCGAGCGCCACTGTCGTCGGGGTGCTGAACACCCGCGAATATGACTTGCCGTCCGATTTCGTGCGCGTGGCGGGTGAACGGCCGGAACTGCGGATCATGCGTTCCGCAACGGGCTCGCGGTACATCTACGAGTATCCGGGCGGGTATTCCCAGATGTACGTCGACCAGTTGACGGCGACGGACTTCACCGGAACTCCGGGGGCGTGGACGATCAACCCGGTGACGCAGAAGATCAGGTTCGACACGGAGAACGACGATTCGCAGACGGCGACCGCGACGTGGAACTTCCTGTACGAAAAGCAGGTGCGGTTTACCTCGACCTCGACCGCAACGGGGGACGTGTTCCCCTTCGGCGATGTCGTGGTTGATGCGCTGGTTCCGGTGGTGGCGGAAACCCTGAACCGGATCATCAAGAAGGACCCATACGATCCGGTGCAGTTCAAGAAGAACCTCGCCAACGCGATCCTGACGGCGAGCCAGTCGAAGTCGCGCAAGCGATGGGGCCTGCGGTATGGCTGACATCGAACGGCGGAGCCGTGGGCGTCAGATCGACGGCGATCTTGCCGACTGGTGGATTCGAGGCTGGCAGGGGCTCCGCGAGGAATACAACAAGTACAAGGAGGGCATGTCTCAGCCCGAGGCGTACTCCCTGCGGGACGTGCTGGCCTATCGCGCCCGCAACGACCCCATCGCCAATCGGTTTGCCTTCGCGATGGGCACCGGCGACATTGCAGGGAAGGGCATCCGCGCCTATCACGGCAGCCCGCATGACTTCGATCAGTTCTCCATGTCGAAGATCGGCGCGGGGGAGGGGGCACAAGCCTATGGGCATGGGCTGTACTTCGCGGAGAAAGAGGGCGTGGCGCGGAGTTACCGGGACGCGCTGAAGTGGAAGGGGTCAGATTGGAACGACCCGCAGTTCGTTGCCGGGCAGGCCATCGATTTCGCCAAGGGCGACAGAGAATCGGCGCTCACCAGCCTGAAGACATCACGTCGCGCGCAGATCAAGCAGATGGGTCGCGTTAACCCCGAAGTTGAGGGCGCGATTGAGTTGCTGGAATCGGGCGCAGAAATAACGGGACAGCCCCGCGGCCCCGGCCGCATGTACGAAGTCAACATCAAGGCCGACAGGGAGCAGTTCCTTGATTGGGACAAGCCCCTGAGCCAGCAGAGCGAGGCGGTGCGGAAGGCGTTGGCAAAGGTTGGGATTGAAGGCACGGACCCGGCCGCGATGAGCGCGTATGACGATGCGCTGTTGGCTGCGCTGGACGGAACCGCTCCCGCCGGATCGTTGCCCAAAGCGCCGGTTGACCCGCAGGGCGCTGAAATAGTACGTCGGCTGCAAGGGCGGGGCGGCAGCACTTGGCTTGACCCGAACGAAAGGGCCGACATCTCTGCTATGAACGCCCTCCGAGAGGCAGGCATCCCCGGTATCAAGTATCTGGACCAAGGCTCTCGCGGGGCGGGAGACGGCACGCGCAATTACGTCGTCTTTGACGATGCCCTAGTGGAAATCCTCCGCAAGTACGGTATTGCCGGGCTGCTTGGTGGCGGTGCTGCTGCCGGCATCATGGCTCCGGGAGATGCGGAAGCCGCGCAGAGGGATCGGGCGCAGGCCATCGTCGACGACTTCATCAAGCGCAACTTCCCCGGGCCATGAGATATGGCCCCGGTTCCTCCTAAGAAGGTCGTCTTCGGGCGCGGCATCAACGCCGCCGTTCGTGCCCGTCAGGTCTCGCCGATGGAGTGCGAGGACGGGGCGAACTTCGACCTCGCGCTGGACTTCACCGGCTTCCGGCCCCGCAAGCCGTTCGATCTTGTCGCTACGGCTCCCAACGGGGCTGAGATCAGGGGCTATGCCCAACTGGTCAAGCGCGACGGCACGATCAGCACCCTGATACAGGCCGGATCGAGCGTCTACGAGTGGGACGGGGCCTCGACCTTCACCATCGTCGGCTCCGTCAGTTCCGGGGCAAGGCTCCGGGGCAAGCTGTCGCACAACTGGTCGCTGGGCGATCTCGTCATCATCACCGATCTGGAGAAGGTCGAGCCCGTCCGGGTCTGGGATGGTTCAACGTTCTCCGTGATGGCGCACAACCTGTCGAGCACGCTCTACGCCAAATACGCACTGGTGGAGAATGAACGGCTCTACCTGGCGAACGTCCAATCCGGCACCGACACGCCCCATGTCCTGCTGGTCTCCAAGATTCAGGACTACGGCAACCTGAGCCAGTCGGTCAGGTCCGATGGCATTGGTTCCCTTGCCTCCACCACCTCGGATGCGTTCTTCCTGCCGGTCAGGGACCTGAAGCCGATCAACGGGCTGGAGACGATCTTCCGCACGGTGGTCCTCTCGACCGAACTCGGGCGGCTCTACAATCTCGTAGGGCAGAACGCCTTTGATTTCGAGATGAAGGAGTTCTACCCCGGCTCCCATGCCTCGGGGGATGAGGCGATGGTGAACGTCGGCAACGACATTGCCTATGGGCACATCTCGTCGATTGAAAGCCTATCGGGGACGCAGAACTTCGGCGACGTGGCGACCAACGACATCAGCCGGTGGATCGCGCCCGAGGTCGAGGATGTCCTGACGTGGACGCTGGCCTACGATCCGAGGCTCCGCAAGATTTACTGCCTGCCTGCGGGAGGGAATGTGCTGTGGGTCTGCCACAAGTCGATTCTCGATTCGCAGGACGGGCAGAGCCCGTGGTCGAAGTGGACCACCGACAACGCCTTTTCGTTCCAGCCCTCGGTGATGATGAACATGCTTCGTCCATCTGACGGGATTGAAGTCGTCTTCATGGGCGGGGCGCAGGGGCAGATTTACCAGTTGGACGGCTCGGGCACGGGGGACGCGGGGTCGACCGATATTGCCTGCTACCGGACCACGGGGATCATCGACCCGGCCGATGGGCAGAATCTGCTGGTGTTCGACAACAAGGGCTACGTGGACTTCAAGCGGGTGGCGAGTGCGACGCTCAATCTCGACTTCATCAACCAGGGGCTGGCGGTCTTCACGCGACGGACGACGGTGAACATCCCGGCCACGACGGAGTACTCGGTTTATGGCGGAACGTCCTACTACGACGGCACGGGAGACCCCGGAGACGACAACGCCTATTACGGCGACGCCCTCCGCGAGCGCATCTCCCGACAGACCTTCACCGTCGCCGGAATCCCGTCCTTTTTCCAACTCCGTAGTTCCATATCGGGCACGTCGGACTTCGAAATCGACGAAATCGGCCTCGACTTCAGCGCCGCGAAACAAGCCTAACAGCCTGTCGCGCAAGCGGGCCCTGCGGAGGGGCGCGCGCATCGACGTATACCGCGACGAACACTTGCGGTATTTGTGGGCAGCCTACAAGAAGGGGGCCTTCGCTTTTCTTGGAGAGGACTTGGGCGAGATAGAGTTCGCGTCCGCAATTATTGCATTTCTCGCGAAATTCGCACAGAATAGGGGCGAGATTTTCATGGCGTCGGCCATGACGGCAAAGGGGGAACGGCCAGTCGGTGCGTTCTTCGTTGAGTACGTCGGTGGCGGCTCGCTTGTCAGGCTGGAGGCCGAACCGCACGTTCAATGGTTCGCGTGGGCATCGCCCCGCAACCGGATCGAGGCGACCGTGAAGTTTCTCGTCGAACTCAAGAGGGTCCTGCCGTTCCGCTTCCACGTCACGGAATCGGACGCCGAGTTCTTCTTCCATATCGGCAAGTACGGCATCCTCCGCTGCGTCGGCAAGGTCCACCACTACTTCGGGGCCGACCGGGGCGCGTTCCTGTTTCAGAGCGTCGGCCGATGAGCTTCCCTGACTCCTTCAACCTGGGGCAGGCGGGGAAGGACCTCGGCAACGTCCTCAGTCTGGCCGGTGCCATCAGGGGGCTGACCTCCAGTTCTCCATCTCTGCGTGACTTCGCAGGCCCGGGATTCGGCATTGGTCCCACCGGCGTAGGCACGCCGTCGTTCCGGTTCTCCGATCCGGCGGTTCTGTCGGCCACTCCGGGGAGCATCCGCTCGGGCCTGACGGACGCTGTTACGGGGGCGTCTAGGCAGTCGCAGCAGATCGCGGACCAGTTCGGCTCTCTTGCTGGGGGGACTGGAGGGTATGCCTCGGAACTTGCCGGGCTTGGCGGGGATGTCGCGGGCCTCCGCGCCCGTCTCGGGGCGTTGGCCGAGGGGGTCGACCCGGCTACCGGAAGACTGCGGTCTGCGGTTGCCAATACCTATGCGACCCAGGCGGCAGAGGCGACGGGGAACCTGCGGGAGTCGCTCAGCCGTCGTGGAGTATTGGGGTCGAGTTTTGCCAACGACGCCGAGGCGCGGATTGCGCAGCAGTTCGGCCAGCAAGAGGCGATGACGCAGGCGCAGGTCGAGAGCGAGTCGATCAAGATGGCGCAGTCGCTTCTGGAGACCGATGCGCGTCTGGTGAGCCAGCAAGCGGACCTGATTGCGAAGCGGGTGGGTCTGGACGAGTTCTCCAGCGCGCAACTGAGCAAGCAGTTGACGGCCATCCGGCAATCGTCGGACGTGATCCGCGAGGGCGTGGCGATTGAACTTTCGGAACTCGGGGTGTCTGCGGTTGTGGCCCGCGATTTCACTGGGGTTGCCAGCAACAACGCGGCCTACGACATTGCGGCGGCCATCAAGGACAGCGCGGCGAAGGGGACCATCATGGGTGCCCTTGGTGGCGTAGCGGGCGCTCCGGGCATTCTGGAGCGTGCCGGAACCACTTTGGGCGGACTGTTCGGCGGCTCCGGCGGCTTGGCCAGCGTGCCCGGCATCGACGCTCTTGGCGCGGGGGTCGAGGGGACGACCACCGGCTCCACATTCCTGCCGGGCGCCTTTGGTGTTCCCGGCATCGACGCCCTTGGTGCGTTCGATGGGTTCCCGGCCGCGTTCGGGGCCGACACGATCACCGGCGGTGCAGGGTCGACCACGCTTGGCGGCAACATCGGCTCCGACATTCTCTCGGGCGCAGGCAACTTCCTCTCCGGTTCCAACCTCGCATCGCTTGCCGGTCCGGCCGCATTCGCGGCTGCTGGGCTTCCCGTGGCGGCGGCGTTCCTGGGTGGGGCGCTGACCGACAACACTCTCCCCGCGATGTTCACCGTTCCGGCCAATACCCCTGCCGAGCAGACCGGGTTCTCCCGGCAGTACCAAGGCGACATCAGCGGCCTGACGGCGGGCGACCTGAACCTGATTGCGGAAGTCATGCAGATCAGGGGCCAGTATGGCCCGGGTGATTTCGAGGCGTCGGGCGGGTGGGCGAACATCCCGAGCCGCAACCTTGACCCGCGATACTTCGGCATCAGCCGACTGACCCCTGCGGCAGCGGAAGCCATCTACGCCGATGCCAAGCGTCGCGGGATCAACATCGAGGACGTGTATCGGATGAACACGGCTCCCGGAAAGGGTCGGGGCTAATGTCGTTTCCAGCCATCGCCGCCGCGTCGGCCATCGAATACAAGGACAAGGCCGAGAAGGAGCAGCGCGAGTTTGGCTTGCGCGAGCGCGCCCTTGGCCTTCAGGAGCGCAGCGTAGGGGTTGCCGAGCAAGGTCTCGACATCCAGCGCGGCGATCTGGCACTCCGAAACATCCAGTTGCAGGACGCCAAGAAGAGGGCGATCTACGAAGCGGCGAGCGAAGACCTGAAGACGGTCTTCAAGACCATTGACGGCGTATGGAAGAAGGATGTCACCGGCACGGCAGGGCCTGCCTTCCTGATGAGCAAGAATTTCAACAATGTTCTCGACCGCTTGCAGGATCGGTTCAAAGAGGCTGGGGTGAATATCGACCTCCGGGACCGGGTGATGGCCTACGCCAGCGGGCAGCTTAACGCGAAGGAAGCGGGGGCTGCCGAGGCCACAACGCAACTCGCCTCGATGGAAGCCGGGCTGGGGCGCGAGCCGACGCCAGAAGAGCGCGCGCAGGCCTTCGCGAAACCCCCGGCATCCGAGGAACTAGTCAAGGTTCTTGGCCCGAACGGCGTGGTCTACATGCCCCGCAGCCGAGCGGCCGGAATGCCTGCCGAACCGACGAAGCCGGTGGCAGACGTAACGGTAAAACTCCCCCAGGAAATGGCGAAGGTTGACGCTGAGGGGATCAAGGCGGCGCGTTCCACGGCCGAGGCGGCGAATGCCAAACTCTCCAATTTCCGACTGTTGCGGGGACTGAACAACAGGGCCGTCTCTGGCTCGCTTGCATCGGCAGAACTTGGGGGCCGCAAGGTTCTTGATTTCCTCGGGCTGGGCGGATCGGCGAACAAGCAGACGATTGCCGCATCGGAACTGTTCCAGGCCGCTGCGGGCCGTCTGGTGCAGACCGACCTGAGCCTCCTGAAGGGCCCGTCGTCGGACAAGGAGTTGGACTTCCTGACCAACCTGAATCCC